GCCGCTTCCGTTCGGCGGAGGAGGCGGTGGAGGGGCTGGTTCCCCTGGTCCCATCGGCCCTCGCGGACCTAAGGGTGACCCCGGTCCCGCTGGCCCTCCTGGACCTAAGGGCGATGCTGGTGAACGTGGACCCGCCGGACCAGAAGGCCCCCGAGGTCTTCAGGGTCCCCCTGGACCTGCTGGTGGTGGAGCTGGAGGAACCCCGGTACCTGGCCCCGAAGGACCTCGAGGACCTGCTGGTCCCCCTGGACCTAAGGGAGAACAAGGAGTCCAGGGTCCTCCCGGACCTAAGGGCGATAACGGACTTCCTGGCCCAGCCGGAGCAAACGGTCAACCTGGACCTAAAGGTGAGAATGGCTCGGCCGGTCCTGCTGGACCTCCTGGTCCCCAGGGTCCTCCCGGACCTGCTGGAGAGCGTGGCCCTGCCGGTCAGGATGCGGTGACGCCTCAGCTCGACCGATACCTCACCAAGGACGAGGCAGCCAAGACATATGGCGAGAAGGCTGACGTCGAAGACGCACTCCGACAGACCAACCCGTTCAAGAACGGTGCTCGGTACTACTCGCCAGTGACCTATTACTGGCCTGACTACTACCAGGACGGCAAGCCTGGGCAGTTCTCCAAGTGGGCTCAGACACTGAAGTTCCGTGACAACCTTGGATACGTCATCCTTAACCGCAATAGCGGAGACTGGGAGGCGCAAGAGGTAGACTTCCAGAAGCAGGGTGAACTCGCTCTCGGTGCTGGCGCTAAGAAGCTCTTATTCTACATCAAGACCCAGTATGGAGCGGCCATCAATCCCGATGCCGAGGATAACCGAGGTATTCCCAACGCCGCTAAGTTCACCAAGGAGTACATCCTTGAGCAGCTGAAGCGAGCCAAGCATTGGTATGGCGATCTGGTCCAGGGCGTCTTCCTCGACGAGGTCATCAACGGCTGGGATGCTAGGAAGGACCGACTTCCATGGTACAAGGATCTGATCGACACGATTCGCCGAGAGAACGGCCTTGATTTCGTGATTGCGATCAACACCGGATCCAACATCTCCCAGGAGGTGTGCAGCCTCGACTTCGACGTCTGTATGATGTTCGAGGGTACCGCAGCCAAGTTCCTCGAGGAGAATCCGACTTCGCCGATTCTTCCAGACCACATGAAGGCTTATCCGTCAACTCGATGGTGGGCAGTGGTTCACTCCGTCACCTCCGAGAACTACCAAAAGGTCTTTGATAAGGCGGACAACCTTGCAATCAGCCACCTCTACGTCACCGACGGCTTCCTTGTTGAGGATCCTCAAAATGGTGGTCAGTGGCACCCGGTTGGTAACCCGTACGAGAACCCTCCGGGCGCCGAGATCCGTGAACTGATTATCCCATGGCTCAAGGGATACCTGAAGCTCAAGCTGAAGGTCGACAATCTCAAGATCCCCGAGGTCCCGAAGATGATCGTCCTCGGACCAGATGATCCAGTGCCAGCAGGGACTCCGTCTGGGACGGTGATCGTTAGGCGGGCCAAGTAATGGCTAGCGTATTCCCAATAATTGGTGCATGGTGGGGAGGTAATGGCGCTCGAATAGGTGACGGGCGTCTGATCCGAAAGGGATCCAGCTCCACCCCATTCGAGGGTGCTGCCTATACCGTCGGTGATCGTAAGTGGACGGTCGAGATAACGTATACGGCGGATAGTGATACCCAGCTCGCCATGAGAGCGAACTGGTTCCAGGCAGGTAAGCAGAAGACTGATAAACAGGACTTCATTACTACCTGGAATATCCGGGGCGGTACTAATGCGGCGATCAAGTTCGACTTCGAACTTCCAAATAACGCCTATCCAATGTGGACGCCATCCATTGCGGTTCCGGGTACGGCTCAAGACATTACTATCCATAACTTCAACGTCTATGAGACGCCTAAGCCAGGATTGCATGTCCATTTAGCTACTGGTAGCGGATCTGAGGCTAATGGTTTTGGTACTACTTCACTACGAAGTACGGGTGCTGAGATCGGAGACCTTATAGTTGTATTCTATGCTTCACAGTTTGGAGACACCAAAGCCAGACCTCCTGCTGGCTGGGATTTCCAATACAACCGTGACGCCGGTGGGCGATCTGGGTATGTAGCTGTAAAACGGGCCACAAAAGCTGATCTTGATGGCGACTTTAAGTTCAATAGTGACGTCGCCACCAATGCTAGAGAGAACTTCGTCTTATTCTCGATCGGCGGGGTATCCCACTATAAGATACGCACCTGGCAACCAGGTATTCCCACTCTCGATAAGACCAAGAAAAATCTAGTAGCCGTACAATATCACGCACCATCTTCTCGAGATGAACCAGTATGGTATCCCCCAGGTACCGACCCAATCGCTAGAGGCGGTAAACGTAACCGAGGATCCTCGTGGTCGATGACCATCGGAGCACTGGCTTCGTCAGTGAAGGATTCGTACGGCGCTAAGGCTTATGCCTGGGTAGAACTTGAGGAAGAGAATCCAGAACCTCCAGCCGTAGTAACTCCTGGTATAGAGATTACCGATTCTGGAAATTCCAATCCGGTATTCGTATATTGGAATGGGGAACTGCAGCCGTCTACCATGCGTGCCGTACCAAGAGGATACTCCGATATATACACCATGATGGACACTCGCGGCTTCCTGATCGCCCACAGAGGAGGATCTGTCAGCTGGCCTGAGGCCTCGATTCGGGCATACACAAACGCGGTTATGTTCGGAGCAGGGGCTTTGGAGGTCTCATGTCAGAAGACGAAGGATGGAGTCTGGTTCCTGAACCACGATCGCACCCTCCAGCGTGTGGATAAGACGGCTCCAGATACCCCCGTCACCGAGATGACATGGGCGGAGATCCAGAAGTTCACCACTATGGGCGAGCCCTTCATGACGGTTGAGGAGTACTTCGCAGCATATGGCTCGAGTCACATTACAGTACTCGATCCTAAGTATTCCGCGGTTCAGTGGGAGGAGCTGAAGAAGTTCTTCCCTTCTGATGCCCACGGTCGAATCATCTGGAAGTTCTCCATCGACGCCGGATGGCTGGCTAATCAGTGGAAGGCGGATGGTTGGAAGTGCTGGGGATACTCGTATCCAGATCAGGTAACTGATGGCCGGATCAACGAGTGGTACAAGCCATGGGACTACATCGGTATGTCCTTCGATGCCAGCGATGAGGTTTGGAACCGAACCACCGCCCTCGGTAAACCGGTATGGGGTCACATCTGCCCGACAAGGCAGGCGTACGATGATGCCCTAGCCAAGGGTGCTGTCGGATGCATGGTCTCAGGAGTAGCCAACATCTACTCTGAATCTCTAGTCTAGGAGAATCATGATTACGATCGAGAGCCAGGGAGACTGGAAACTCACCAGGAATTGGTTTGACAGAATGACGAAGTTAGACCTGGCTCTGATCATGAATCAGTTCGGCAAGGAGGGGGTTTCTGCTCTCAAGGTGGCGACCCCCTCCAGGTCGGGTGAGACAGCAGCTAGCTGGAACTACGAAGTCACTAGAACCGGCAATAACTGGCAGATCACCTGGACAAACTCACACGTAAATAACGGCGTAAACATCGCCGTCATCTTGCAATATGGTCACGGAACCCGTAATGGCGGGTATGTCGTCGGCCGAGACTACATCAACCCCGCTATCAGGCCCGTATTCGACAAGATAGCGAAGAAGGCCTGGAAGGAGGTCACTAAGTAGTGGCTACTATTGACGAGCGGGTAGTCTCGCTCAAGATGAACAACAAGCAGTTCCTTTCTGCGATCAAGGAATCCGCGTCTAGTATGGACCGACTCAAGGAATCCTTGAAGATGCAGGGGGCTGCAGATGGTCTCTCTCGTATTGGAGAGATCGCTAAGAATACCACCCTCGGCGATCTGGCCACTAAGGCTCTCGATATCGGCAAGAACATGACTGTCATGCAGGGTCTTGCCGTCACCGCATTCGGCGGAATTGGTGTCGCGGCTCTTAATGCTGGTCGAAGCGTGGTCTCTGGTTTCATCGGAACCATTAAAGACGGCTTTAATGAGTATGAGCTCAAAATGAGAGCAATTCAGACCATTATGGCCAACACAGTCGAGAAGGGGACCACCCTCGGCGAGGTTAAGACCTCCCTGGCCGAGCTGAACACCTATGCCGATAAGACTGTATATAGCTTCAGCGACATGACTCACGCCATTGGTCTGTTCACTGCAGCTGGTGTTGATCTTCAGACATCTGTGGCATCAATTAAGGGTCTGTCTAACCTCGCAGCGGCCTCTGGTTCAACCGCCCAGCAGACAGCCACCGCATACACCCAGCTTTCTCAGGCTATTGCGGCTGGCGCAGTCCACCTTCAGGACTGGAACTCACTAGTCCAGGCAGGTATGGGTGGCGAATCCTTCCGTAACGCTCTTATCGAGACTTCCCGAATGATGGGTACTGGTTATGATGAGGCTATTGCTAAGGATGGGAACTTCCGAGAATCCCTCAAGGAAGACTGGCTTACAGCCCAGGTCATGACGACCACCCTTACTGCTCTGACGAATGACCTCTCAGAGGCACAGCTCGTCGAGATGGGATACTCAGAGGAGCAGGCGCATAAGCTTAAGCAGTTCGCTCAGGGCGCATTCGATGCAGCAACCAAGATCCGGACCTTTAGTCAGCTAGTTGACACCACTAAGGAAGCTATTGGCTCTGGGTGGGCAGAGACATTCGAAATTCTATTTGGTGACTTTGAAGAGGCATCGGTTCTATTCACGTCTATTGGTGACTGGCTCGGTGGTGTTATCAAGGCCAGCGCTGACGCGCGAAACGGATTCCTCCAGATGTGGAAAGATCTTGGAGGACGCGCATCCCTTGTTCAGGGTCTGGCCAATATCTTCTGGGCCATCGTCAAAGTTCTCGGACAGATCGGAACCGCCTTCCGACGAGTATTCATGAACGCTAGTGCCGAAGGTCTTGTTCGCATCACCAAGGCGTTTGAGAACTTCACATCTAAGCTCATCATTACAAACAACTTTGCTGATAAGCTTGAGTGGACATTCACAGGCCTGTTCTCAGTCTTCCACATCTTTGCAACAATCCTTGGTGAGATTGCTCAGGTTGTCTTTACCGTAGCGTCACACATCGTTAGCGCTCTGTTCCCAGCATTCACCGGGATCAATTCGGGTGTATTCCAGATTACGAAGGTCCTAGGTAAGGCGATCTACTGGTTTGACCAGTGGTTCACTAAGCTTGATCTCGGCGGGAAGATTCTAAAGCTCCTTCTACCACCAATTGATCTGGTCGGCAAGGCCATCAAGTGGGTCTCTGACAAGATCCACGACTTCATCATGTGGATCGACTTCACAGGAAAGGTCAAGGGTGCCGGAGAGGGACTTAAGAACCTCGCTTCGAAGTTTGGGCTGGTTAAGGACGCGCTGAAAAACTCGGTAATCGGTCGAGAGTTCTCCGCTGCTATGGATTCTATCCACAGCGGAGTAGATAAGGCTAAGTCCAAGATCAACGAGTTCGCCGGAAGTGTCGGAGACAAGCTCAAAGCTAAGCTCATCTCGGGTAAGGCTGCTCTCTCTGACTATTTCAAGGGGTTCGACCTTGGAGATATGTCCTCTGCAGAGGCTATTGTCGCTTCTCTAGGTACAAAATTCGATGAGCTCGGTCAGAAACTCAAGATCTCCGAGAAGGTACAGTGGCTCAAGGAGAAGCTAGTCGAACTGAAGGACGCCCTTGTCGATACCTGGAACACTATTCAAAATAGTAGTGTTTGGGACCACCTTGGGAAGGCCTTCTCAGACATCGGCGGTAAGGTCAAGGAAGTAGCCGTCTCTTTCCGCGACTGGGTTAACGGTCACGGCGAGGTTAAGGCCAAGGCTAAGGAAGCTGCGGGAGCAGTTTCAGAGGTTGGGTCTGCCGCAGCGCAGGCGGCTAAGGAAACCGGTCAGGCGGCCAAAGAGAACTTCCTAAAGAAGTGGTTTGAGGATATCGAGCAGGTCGCTCGAGCAGTTCACCTCCCGGAACTCTTCGACACTATCAAGCAGAAGTTCATCGAGTTCAAGGACTTTGTGGTCAACACCTTTGCCCCCAAGGTGAAGGAAGGCGCTAAGAATGCATTCGGCTCTATCGGTACCGCGATGAGTCAGGCAAACTCCAACCTCAAGTCCTATGACATGGGTAAGATCCTTGTCGGGGCTATTGGCGGCGGAGTTCTCATCGCCTTCACTCGATGGATCAACTCCTTCAAGGAGAACTTTGACAAGATCGGAAATGTTGCCGACAAGCTCGGTAACGTCTTCGATAAGCTCGGAGGAGTCCTCGAGGCATTCGAGCAGAAGGTCAAGGCCAAGGCGCTTCTGACGATCGCCATTGCTCTCGGTGTTCTAGCCGGGGCACTGATCCTGATGTCCCTAGTACCAGCCCCGAAGCTACTCGTCACACTAGCTGTCCTGAAGTATCTCTTCAAGATGATGGATGACATGCTTGAGTCTATGACCAAGATGGTGGCCTTCAAGAATGACAGCGTTCGTATTGTGGCCATGCTCATTGCTATGGGTGCCGCTATGATCCTGATGGCAACTGCTGTCCGGATTCTTGCAGGAATGGATCTCAAGGGTGCTGTAGTCGGTCTTGCCGCCATGAAGATCCTGATGATGACCATGCAGGAGTTCATGACCAAGATGGCTGCCACCAAGGGGGTCGAGAAGGGCGCTGGAATTCTTCTTGCTCTTGCTGCATCCTGTGTTATTCTGTCTCTAGCAGTATACACGCTTGGATCCATGGATACCGGTAAGGCTATCCAGGGGGTCGTAACCCTCGCTGCGGTTGTGGCGATTCTGTCTGGGTTCATGATGGTCGTTAGTAAGGATCCCTTTATGGGTAAGGGCGCTGCAATTCTTCTATCGCTGGCTGTCTCTTGTAACATCCTTGTGGCGGCTATCTGGATGCTTGGTACGATGGATACTGGCAAGCTTCTCCAGGGCGTCATTGCTTTGGGTGTCATTATTGCGGAGCTATCCGTAGCAATGGCAATTGCAGGCAGAGCTAATGCCCGCGGAGCGGCTGCGATTATCGCTATGTCCGCGGCAGTCTTGGTTCTGACAGGGGCAGTAGCAATCCTTGGTAACATGGATATCATGACCCTGGCTAAAGGACTCATCGCTCTTGCAGCAGGTCTGGCGATTCTGGCCATTTCAATGGCGGCAGCAGACGCTTTCAAGGAAGGCGGCATCGCTCTGGGTATCGCGTCTATCGCATTCCTGGCCCTGGCCTCAGCAATGAAGACTCTGTCTGGTATCACCTGGACACAGCTTGCGATTGGCCTTATTGCGCTAGCAGGTGGCATGCTAATTCTGGTGGCTGCCGCAGCTGGTGCTCAGTACTTCGCAGTTGGTATGATTATTCTTACTGCGGCACTACTAGCGCTAGGTCTGGCACTACTTCCGATCTCAATCGGTATGGCGGCCTTTGCCGCTGTGTTGGGTATTTGTGCCACAACCGGTGCAGCGGCATTCTTGGTCTTGACCGAGGGACTGAAGCAGCTTGCGGCGATTCTGCCCCAGGTGGCGATCGATGTGGCCACAGCTATTGCCAACTTCATCATCACACTAGGAGCAAAGGCCCCTGAGCTGGCGGTGGCCATGGCAGCATTGCTTGGAGCGATCATCTATGCCATTAATGCCAACATCCCTGGCATTGTCGCAACGTTGTTCATCCTGATCCAGGCGATGCTCACTGAGCTGGCTAACCATGCCTACGAGTTCGGCGAAAAGGGCGCCACGATCCTGGCAAACTTCCTGAACGGAATTGCTGACAACATCGGCAAGGTCATTGACGCTGCCACCAACGTCATCCTCAACTTCCTTGATGGAATTGCTAGGAATGGTCCGAAGATCATTGACAAGGGTATGTGGACGGTCCTCAAGCTTCTTGAAGGTGTTCGCGATGCTATTAACAAGTACGCTCCTCGTTTCAACAAGGTTGGTCGAGAGATTGCTTGGGCTATTGTCGACGGTATGACCAACGGTCTCGCATCCAAGGCCTGGAGCTTCGGTGAGTCTATGCTGAACGTAGCCAAGAAGGGCTACAACAAGGTCAAGAGCTACTTCAAGATCCACTCTCCTTCTCGACTGATGATGGAACTTGGAGGATATGTCGGTGAGGGTCTTGCTATAGGTATCGAGGATACTGGTGATCGTGTTGCTGATGCCGGCGGTAGTATGGCTGGCGCAGCTTACGACGCTATGTCAAAGGCGCTCGACGGAGTAAACGAACTCATAGAGGACGACCCATCCTTCAAGCCGGAAATCAAGCCTATTCTGGACCTCACCGAGATACAGAAGCAGGCTAAGGGCATCAACAACTTCATGCCCGCCATCGGAGTCACAGCTCAGGTAGCTAATGCTGCTCGACCTCCTGTTCCGATCGCAGTTGACAATTCTGACAAGAATAGTCAAAATGGTGTTACAAACATCACCTTCAACCAGACCAACAACTCGCCTGAGGCGCTGGATGCGGCGACTATCTATCGCCAGACCCACACTCAGCTTGCTATGGCAAAGGACAAGTTGACACTATGATCTCAGAGATCTCGTCCACGACAAAGTCGGGGGATCGTCTAACCATCGACATCACGAACCCCTACGAGTCGGGGGTCGCGGTCAAGGAGATTACTGGTCTGGGGCCAGTAAAGGCGGACATCAGCACTGATGGATTCGCCCTGCTGGACGGAGCGTTCCTTAAGGGGATCAGGGTTAGTACTCGTACTGTGGTACTGACTCTGATCCCCTGGGGGACCGACATTCAGGAGCTCCGACTCAAGTGCTACTCATACTTTGGAGTCGGAGAGACCATTACTCTCGGTGTGACAACCGACTGGCTTAACGTGCACTCAGACTTCATCGTCGAGTCCGTCGAGCCGAACATCTTCTCTGAGCGGCAGGAGATCCAGGTCTCCCTTCTCGGGCTGGACCCGTATTGGAAGTCCTCCGCCACTCAGATCCAGAAGGTCGTGGGCTTCAACGATAACACGCCAACCTTCGAGTTCCCGTTCTTCTCACAGGACAACCACAAGCTCAAGTTCGGTGACATGACCAACTCCTCGGGTAAGGATATCCGATACCTTGGTGACTACCCTGCTGGTGTCACGATCACCGTCGAGTTCCTCGGTACGGTTAGCAACCTTATCCTGAGCAACACAACTTTCAACGAGACAATGTCCATCTCTCGAGCTGGTAACTTCTATGCTGGAGAGAGCATTGTTGTGGACACTCGTCCTGGTAAGAAGTCAATCACCCACCAGGCTCGAGGTAGGAAGTCTTATATCACTGGTGTTCTAGCACCTGGGAGTACCTGGATTCAGATGCACCCAGGAATTAATACGATCGCCCTTCAGTATGCTGGAGGCGTTGATGACGTTAACGTCTCCATGGAATACGATACGCTTTATAGGGGGATCTAATGCAGCTGTTCTTCGCGTTCCTTCACAACTACAACTCGTGGATTGAGGTTCCGAATAACTTCTACTCCCTCAACTGGACCGAGCGGGCATATGACTACGGCCAGTTCGAGCTCCAGCTCTACTCGGATCAGCCGGGCTATGAGTACAGTCTCGGGAATCTGTTTATTCGAGATGATACCTCGACCGCCATGGTAATCGAGACGGCCACGGTTAAGCAGGAGGATGACGGTGTCTACCTCCACAAGTATACCGGTCGCTCTCTCGAGTCGATGTTTGAGTGGAGAGTCCTACCTCACAGGCAGTGGATTGAGCCAGACAAGAATGGCCAGTTCAATGCTCAAATGACGGCAGAAAATCTGGCCCATGCGCATCTTGGTAAGGATGCAGAAGCTGCTCGTAGGATCGATAACTTCAACTTCCACCGGGAAACTCGAGTGTCTCAGATGGCCTACGTCAACGACACTGGGCAGAAGATCCAGGATGGTAAGTGGATCATCTACGACCGAGCACCCATTGCTGAGATGTTCAAGAACGTCTTGTCGGCGTGCAAGCCGAACGGATATTCTCTCTTCTACAAGATCAAACTCGAGAACCAGGGTATTCACTGTTACGTAACTGCCCCACATCTCATCAATACGATCACACTCGCCCAGGAGAATGACAACTTCTCCGACTTCGAGTCGGTGGATTCTATCGTCGATAAGAAGAGTACGATCTATGAGGTCTGGGACTCCGGAGATGTGGATCTGAAGTGGATCGCCGATGGTAGTACGCACACTCGGGCGCACACACTTCGGTCCGAGAATCCGATTACTCGACGAGAAGTCTTGTGGGATAATACTCAGGTCCACAAGCCTTACTCGATCAAGGACTGGAAAGCGCTTACTGATCTTCAGCGGAAGCATATCACATCCCTGAGCGAGGTATGGTATCCCTTCTGGGTGCTGGACGCTATGTTCCCGAAGTATACCCCGCTCAAGATGATCTCGGGTAAGATCAATAGCTTCTCCAATGTTGAATACCGTACTGGGTTCGATGTCGGAGATATCTTCTACTACGTCCCCTCGGGCAGCAACGCAGAGCCAATTGAGTGCCAGCTGACTGAGATGACTGAGTCTTGGTCCAGTAGTGGGTTCTCTCGAGTGCCCACTATCTCAATGTCGTCTCGTACCAAGTGGAATGGTGACGGCTTCCGTATTGACTTCACTCGCGGTGGCCCCGGAGAGGTCATTGCTCCTCGAGAAAGGGATTAATGCATGGCCATTTCTAGTGGTTTCTACAACTCGGTGAATGGTGACCGGACATACGATGCTGACCAGTTCGGATCGCTCTTCGACGGTATCATCGCACCGGGTGTCTTCCCGAACGTGGGAGACAAGTTCCGAGTTCGCCCCACCAACAACGGTATGTCCGTGTATGTAGGTTCTGGTAAGGCATGGCTGAACAACCGATGGGTAGAGAACTCCGGCGATGAGACGGTGACACTCACTGGTTCTCACGCGACACTGGACCGAATCGACCTGGTATGTATCGAGGTTGACCGATCCAAGGCGGTCCGTGGCGCCAAGATTAAGGTTGTCCAGGGTACCCCTGCTGTTACTCCGCTGATTCCGAATGTTGGGGACAGTGGTGACCGACAGACATTCGCTCTGGCTCAGATCAAGGTTATTAAGAACTCTCGACAGATTGTCGCCGAGAACATCATCAACCTTGTGGGTAGTGCTCGCACTCCTTATGTTCGCGGCCCTCTCGAGACGATCAACCTGGACTCCCTTCAGGCTAAGCTCCAGGGCGAGTTCAATACCTGGTTCGACTCGGTTCGAGATGCTCTGGCTAACGCGGGGGGTAACACCTCGACTGACGTCGCCAACCTCAAGGTGAGCGACAAGAACCAGAACGATCGTATCCAGGCCGTCGAGGGTCGAGTTGCTGGTACCGAGCTCAAGATCACTCAGATCAACGAGAAGTTCACTAACTCGGGATCTGTTTATGGGATGCTAAATGACTCGAACGTCGGTGTCCACAACTCGATCTACCGAGGCGCCTCCTTGGGTAACTCGGTGACTCCGTACCTCCAGGCAATCCGAAGTGGGTCATTCTCTGGTCTGTACCTTGGTGACTACTGGACCTACTCTGGTGTTACCTGGCGAATCGTGGCGTTCAATTACTTCATGAACATCGGTGAGCCACCATTCCGCCAGAACCATATTGTGGTTGTCCCCGACCGATCCCTGTTTCGAGAGGCTTGGTCGACTACTATCCCGGATCAGCGCTCATACGTCGACTCGACACTGAACCAGTCTACCATGACTCAGGCGAGTCGTATGGCTGAGTCTCTGTTCGGACGGTCTAACATGGTCGGTGTCTGGACCCGAGTCGCTACCGGATATGATGGTAACGGCGCAGTAAGAGACTGGCGCTGGTATAACCCGCACATCAACATCATGGATGAAGCCATGCTCTGGGGAACATCGATCTTCAACGATCCTCTCGCCAAGGGTATGCACCACAACCAGTTCCCAGCTTTCCGGCTCAACCCCGCCCTTGTTAACATTGAGGAGGAGTACTGGCTTCGTGAACGAGCTTCAGCACAGACTGCAGTCTACATGAAGTCTACGGGTCAGTTCTCCCATGCCCCGATTAACTATTCCCTCGGGGTCCGTCCCTATCTAGCGATCGGTTAACATGCAGCACTTCGGATTCAACCCTCTGCTTGATATCGTTCTTGCGATATTCTTGTCAGTACTGGGATCTTCCGGGATGTGGGCTTGGATCATGAAGCGCAGTGAGCGGAAGTCCGCCACGTCAAGGCTTCTGCTCGGAATGGCCCATGACCGGATTGTATATGTCGGGAAGACATATCTTCATCGAGGATTTCTCACCCTCGACGAGTATGAGGACTTCATGAAGTATCTCGTAGAGCCCTATTCCGAGTTCGGGGGGAATGGGCTTGCCGAGAAGATCGTGAATGAGGTCAAAAATCTTCCCGTAGTCCCCACCCCTAGACCCCCGGCAAAGAGGAAAACCAATGGCTAAGCATCTCCAGGAGAGCAAGTTGAACAACAAGTCCTACGACGTCCTCAAGTGGGTTGCGCTGGTCGCCCTTCCGGCTACCTCCGCTCTCTATCTCACGCTGGCGGCTCTGTGGCACCTTCCTCATCCGACCGAGGTCGCGGGCACTATCGCGGCGATCGACACCTTCCTGGGTGTGCTTCTCGGCGTGAGCTCCACTAAGTACCAGGGCACCCAGCCCTCTGGAGCCCTCCACGTGTCTGAGGACCAGGGGATCCACGCCACCTTCGACCAGGGCGTCGCTGAGATGCTCCGGAATGGTAAGGTGACGCTGGACGTCAAGCAGGTCTAAGCGAGAAAAACCTGCGGTATAATGAACCCCTAGAAAGGAGCCCATCCATGAAGAACCCTGACCCCATTCAGCAGACAATTGAAGCTGCTCTGAAGGAGGCCGAGCTTCACGATCCTGCTAGTGAGGACTACACCACAATTGCTCGAAACGTCGAGACTCTTGCAAAAGCCAAAGCCCTTGGTGAAAGCAAGAAGCTCAGCAAAGACGCAATTCTCGGTGCAGCTACCTCACTGGCAGGTATCGTAGCCGTCCTCCAGTACGAGCGACTTGCAGTCGTCAGCTCGAAGGCGTTCGGTTTGATCATGAAGGTTAAACCCTTCTGAGATTCGCCTGGCCCCCTGTGCTATACGCATGGGGGGCTGGGCTTATCTTTTTTTTTGCCACGCGAGAAAAACGGGCTCTATATTGAAACCCGTCATAGAAAGGACACTCTCATGAACCTCTCTCCCGCTGCTGCACAGGCCGCCCTCGACTACGCCGAGGAGCTTGCTGCTACCGGACTGAGCTCTGAGCAGTACGACCACTACTACCTCTGACACAGTTCTAGATCCCGCCATGGGATCTAGGCTTATCTTTTTTTGCCTGGTCACTCTAGTCACATGAGTCGCAGGATTAACACACCGTATATTGAAGACCCTTAGAAAGGAAACACAATGACCACCCTCCTCGCTCTTGTCATCGCCCCCTTCGTCGTCATCGGCACCCTGCTGATTGTCGCCGAGATGGTTGGCAAGAAGAAGACCTGGAACTTCTGATCCTACCACCTTCCAGCCAAAGATCCCGCCATGGGATCTAGGCTTATCTTTTTTTTCGCAAGTATAACTTGTCCTATATTGAAGATCCTACGAAAGGAAAGACCATGCTCTACATCGCCCTCTGCCTCGTCACCATCCTCAGCATCTTCTTCGCTGTTGCTCACGAAGAGCAGAAGTACGCCACCTTTAACCTTAAGGCTCGCGTACGGACGCTCGAGAACGAGAACGCGAAGCTGCGTGCTGAGACGATGACTGATGAAGAGTGGAACGCGATGGTGGAACAGGCTCTCGCCAACATCCACTGATCCCAACCTATATCCCGAACCTGGGATATAGGCTTTCCGCGAGAAAAACCATGCCTTATATGAGACCCCTCTATTTGAAAGGAAACCCTCATGACTGAGACCACCGACACCACCGTTGAGACCAACGAGAAGATCGTCGAGTTCAAGTTCAACAAGGACGCTGTCCTGCCCGCTATCAAGCGCAACTCCAAGAAGTTGATTGCTGGCGCCGCTGTATTCGCAGCCGGTACCGCACTCACCCTCATGGCGTTCCGCTCGGTTCCGGACACGGATGAGCCCGAAGAGCTTGAGCACGATGACCTCGATGAGCTCGACGAGATCGAAGCCTCTGAAGAGACCGACTGAGACCTCATCCTATATCCCGACCTGGGATATAGGCTTTTCTAAGGAGTGAACATGGAATTCGGACAGTGGCTTGGTATCTACGGCCTACTCATGCTTATCTGGTTAGAGCTCCGAGACATTCGAAAGAAGATGAAATAGTCCGCGAGAAAAACCGGTCCTATATTGAAACCCCTCCGTTTGAAAGGACCACCCTCATGACCCGCATCATCGTTTCTGTCATCAAGAGCGCTGTTTTCATCCTCGGAATTGTTCTCGCCTCCTGCTTTATTGGCAGGGGTGCGAACAGCCGGATGAAGCACGTTGTTGGTGTTCAGCAGCGTTTCATCGCGCGCCGTGATCGTAAGATCAACCGCTGGTAATTCAGCACTATACCCCGACTTGGGGTATAGGCTTTCCTCGAGAAAGGAGCACACATGTTCGAGGAACCACCGATCTACTATATCCTGATCAGTCTCATCTTCTTGATCGTCTTCGGAGCCATCAGCTTTGCCACCTGGATGGTTTGGCTGACGGCTATCTCTTTCTTCGCCAAACTTGTGGTGACCGCGATCGGTTTCCTGCTGGCAGCCATGACAGTCATTCTCTACACGATCTCGGCGGAGTGAAATGCTAGTCGTACTTCTCGGTCCAAGTTGTTCAGGCAAGTCAACATTCCAGAAGGGGCTGGTTGAGAATGAGGGATACCATGCAGTCCGCACTGCAACGACCCGACCTAAGCGTGTGGGAGAGGACCTATCTTCCTACTACTTCCTCAAAGATCAAAGCTTTGCTGAATGGGAAGTACGGGGTGACCTCCTTTGCGTCGAGACCTTCCGAGGCTGGCGGTATGGTGTTCCTCGAGACGAACTGGTCCGATCTGCATCCAAGACGAACCGCTGCGTCATCCTCACACCCGGAGGAGTTATGGAGCTCCTGGCAAAGCACGCAGACATCATCGTCGGAGACGCTCTGTCCGTACTCTACCTCGGTGTTGATGGAGCAACCGGAGAGGCTCGCGCATATTCACGAGGAGACGACCGACGGGAGTATCTGCGCCGAATGGCTGCCGACTCCATCGATTTCCGACACTACCCTCGGGAGAATGGTGTTTGGGAGTTTACGCCGGATTATATCCTGGATTGTATCAACAATCCGCAGAACTACAAACTGAAGCCCCGTCTCAAGCGAGTTGAAAGGAAGCACAAGTGAGCATCATCTGGTGGACCCTGTATCTTATCGGGGCGATTTCTATCGTCATCCTCTGGATCAACATCATGACCCTAATCGTCCGAGTCTTCACCTACATCTTCAAGTCAGAGTGGTGTAAGGTCAAGGTTATTCAGGGGCCGCCTGGACCTAAGGGAGAACCCGGTGAGCGTGGCCCTCGAGGATACGATGGCGATCAGGGCCCTCGTGGGGACTTCGTGATCACGTCTGACCTCAGGCGAGAGATCGATCGAACCATCAAGCAGCAGGGGGTTCTGACTCGAAAGGACATCGAGTCTCTCATCCGTATGGAGGTTGCAGCACATCTCGCCAAGCTCGAGATCTCCCGTACGACATTCCCGGGTCTTGGCGAAGACAAGATCAACATCCGAATGAGCAAGGAGGAAAAGTGATCAATGCGAACGGTGTTACGCAATTCTTCAAGGCTAACGCTCCGGCTATTCTCACGGCCTCGGCATGCGTCGGGACCGTTGCTACGGCCGTACTCACGGCGAAGTCTACTACGCTCGCAGTCGAGAAGATCGCAGACTACTGTGAAGCCAATCTTCGCTCACCCGAGGACCTCTCTTGGAAGGAGAAGTTCGCAGTATCATATCGAGTATATATTCCCCCGGCCATCGCAGGCGTATGCACTCTGGTATCGATCATCGCGGCGAATCGTATTCAGTACTCTCGAGGAGCGGCGTTCGCACTGGCTTACACAGGTTCGGAGGCGGCGTTTAAGCGATATCGAGAAGCGGTGGCGGACGTGGTTAAGCCGAAGGACCGCGAGAAGATTAAGGCCCGCGTTGCAGAGAAATCGGTATCGGCAGCTGGCGAACCACATCCCGGAACTATTCTTGTGGCCGGGGGAGGGGACGTTCTCTGCTATGACATCTTCTCGGGGCGGTATTTCAAGTCCGACATCGAATCCATCCGCCGAGTCGAGAACAACATTAATGGGCAGCTCAACCTTGAGTGCTACGCTTCCCTCAATGAGTTCTACAATGGCCTCGGGCTTCCACCCATTGCAGCCGGTGAACTGGTTGGATGGTCCGAACCGAACTCCCTCTCCGTCGAGTTTGGTTCTCAGCTCACTGAAAAGGGTGAGCCAGTACTTACGGTCGACTTTCTAGTCGCCCCCAAGGAAAACTACTTCAAGATCAACTGAAAGGAAACCATCAATGTTCTCTCACATCATCCGCGTCCGTGGTATCTTCGACGACGAGCCCACCACCAAGAAGCTCTACTTCCACATGTCTCGCCGTGAGATGTTCGACTTCATCAAGCGGTATGATAATGTCACCAACTTCGAGAAGTGGCTCCAGGCTGCTATCGACAACGAGGACCTGTACACCATGATGAAGTTCTTTGATGACCTCATCGGTACCTCGTATGGTGAGCGCCAGGGTGAGCGCTTTGTCAAGTCCGAGCAGATTAAGGAGTCCTTCCTCAACTCGCCTGAGTACGAGGAGCTCTTCGACCAGCTCATGGACAACCCGTCTCTCGTCCGTGAGTTCTACAACGGAATCCTGCCTGAGAAGATCATGAAGCAGGTTCAGCAGGATCCGAAGTACAAGGAGCTCGACGACAAGCTCAAGGAGACTGAGCTCAACAACCTCTAATCCATATTTGGGGGCCCTGGAGAAATCTGGGGCCCCCACCTCCTTGAAAGGGGCCACCTTGGCTAACGCACCAATCCGTCCGAACCTGCCGTCCAACAGCAAGCTCCCTGAGCGCAAGAAGGTTGAGCAGGTTACCACTGCCACCGTCACCAAGAAGAAGTCTAGCTTCGGGACGAAGGCTGTATCTGCTTTCGTCGGAGAGGATATCCACAATGTCGGAGAGTATCTACTTTACGATGTTACGATCCCTGCTATCAAGAACACACTCTCGGATCTGGTCAGCCAGGGCATCGAACGTCTCCTCTTCGGAGAGTCTTCTCCTCGAGCTCGCAGCTCGTCCGGGGGGTCCCGTGTCTCATACGGATCATATTCTCGACCAGGCTCAGCACCAGGCAATCGCCGAGACGCTTCTCCTCGTACACGTCGATACCATGATTTCTCAGAGATCGAGCTCGAGTCCCGAGATGAAGCTTATCTCGTTATCGACCGACTTGGCGACATCATCGAGGAGTACGGTCTTGCCACCGTCGCCGATCTCTACGATCTCTGCGGTATCACTACCGAATACACTGACGAGAACTGGGGCTGGACTTCGGCCCGGTACATGTCGGTGATCCGTAGCCGTCGTGGCTACATGCTTCAGCTCCCGAAACCTGACCACATCAATGCACGATGAATCCTCAGAAAGTGCGGCTTGAGCTTATCGCCGCCTACCCATTCTCAGACAAGTGGCGTCGCCGTGTTGAACGCATGGAAGACGACCAGGCAATCGCAATCTATCTTCGACTCAAGGAAGCAGGACGTATCAAATGAATCTCGGAATTGTTACCCGCCTCGCTGGACGCGCTGGACTGGTTCTCAGCAAGCACGCCCCAACCATTCTGACCGCCGCTGGTACCGTTGGTTTTATCGGTACCACGGTTCTCGCCTCCAAGGCAACCCTCAAGGTTGAGGAGACCCTCGCCGAGGAGACCGCCCTTCTCGTCAAGGTCCACGAGGCACACGAGGACGGAAAGCTCACTGACAAGGACGCCACTCGGGACAAGGTCATCCTCTACACCCGAATGACCACCAAGCTGGCGAAGCTTTATGCCCCCGCCCTTATTCTCGGTGCAGCCTCTATCGCCTCGCTGATCACCGGCCATGGGATCATGCTGAAGCGCAACGCCTCTCTCGCTGCAGCGTACGCCGCTGTCGACCAGGCCTTCAAGACTTACAAGAAGAAGGTCGAGTCCAAGTTCGGTAAGGACGCGGTGATTGACGCTCTCGTGTCTGTTGCTGACGAGGACCTCACCAAGGACGAGATGACTCTCGAGGCGATCTCTGCTGTCGACAGTGTCTCGCCCTATGGCGTTATCTTCGATGACGAGAACATCAACTGGTCTGCTGATGAGGACCTGTCCATGCTGCACCTCAAGTGCCAGCAGCAGTACGCGAATGATATTCTGCAGACTCGTGGGCACATCTTCCTCAACGAGGTCTACAAGATGCTTGGGTTCCCCCACACTCCCGCTGGTGCTGTGACTGGTTGGGTCAAGGGTAATGGCGACGACTTCGTCGACTTCAACATCTTCGAGGGCACCTTCGAAGGTGAGGACAAGAACGGTCGTACTGTCACCAAGTGGGCGCTGGACTTCAACGTCGACGGCGTGATGTACGACAAGATCTGAGGTGACCATGCTTGACAAGATCGCATATTTCGCAGCCGGGGCTGTCACAGGCGGCCTTGGCGTATATTTCGTTCTTGCTCGCAAGTTCGAGCAGGACTTCCAGGAAGCAACAATCGAGATCAACAAGGAGCTTGCAGAAATTGCTGAAGCGAAGCACAAAGAGCGAGTGGGAGATGGCCCTGATTCAGAGGATCGCGAACCCGATCCTGAGCAGGTGGTACCGAGCGTTGCTGTGGACTACTCTCCGACTCCTGTGGAAGATCCCGACCAGGAGGAAGTAACAAAGCGTACGATGGATCGACAGCACTTCGAGGCCTACCAGATCACCGAAGAGGAGTATCGGGCTAAGGGTCATCAGGAGCATGTCGAGCTTACGTACTACATGGAGGACGATGTCTTCGCTGACAACCGGGGTGTGCCTATGCAGGACACATCCTGGTTCGACAACATCATCAGCGGAGTATCCGCCTCCGACAGTATTATCTACGTCCGAAGCATGAGCCGCCACGCGGACTTCGAGATCACCCTTCTCGACGACTCGTACGAGCACTCGGTTCTCGGGGTTGAGTACTACGAGGACGAGTAATGATCGAGGCAGCACCGGATAACTCATATTTCGAGTGGCTTTGTGATCGAACCGGGGATACTCGCAAGGCGGAGTGTCCGGAGGAGTCATATCTGAGCCTGCTCGAGATCATGCACCAGACGCCGTTCCGAGTGATCGTCGCGAACGACATCAACCGTGCACAGGATGGTATTGACCTACGTAGGGCATTCACTCGGGAGAACCCTGATGTGTCCTATGTCTGGCTTAACGAGCAGTCTTGCTCCATGCTCGAGATGTTCATCGCTTTGGCCGAGCGTATGGACATGATGCTCGAGGATGACGATACACCATATTCCCTTGAATGGTACTTCTGGGAGATGGTGAAGAACTGTGGCCTCTACGACTACAACGATGAGGCCCTGTTCAACCCCCGCCACGAGGAGGAAGTCGACTCCATCCTTGAGCGGATCAACTCGCGGGATTACACCAAGATGGGACACGGATCCATGTTCCCTCTTCGTGCGATCCCGCTTCATGGCGCACGTGATATGCGGAAGGCTGAGCTCTGGGCCCAGATGAACGCCTACGCAAACGAGAACTATATGTAAGGAGCCTCATGGATTTCTACCGAATCTGCGAGCGTACCACAAAGAGTGGAAAGGTGGAAATCTACCCTGAGTTCCTCGTCGGTAGGTCGAGGGATATTCTCATTCAGGGACGAGACTTCCAGGCAATCTGGGATGAGGAGAAGGGGCTCTGGTCTACAGACGAGTTTGACGTCGCTACGTTTGTAGACCGGTCCCTCTTCGAGCACCAGAAGAATCACAAGGGTCAGATCGAGACCGTTGTGAAAACTATGTCCAACTACAACACTGGACTATGGACCAGCTTCCAGACTTGGAAGTCCAGGCTCCCTGACAATGGCCAGGAGCTTAACAGCAAGCTTATATTTGCAGACAGTACTCCTAGAAAGGAAGACTATGCCACTGCAAGGCTGCCATACTCTCTCGAGGAGGGCGAACCGGTCGCTTGGGGATCTCTCGTTGGAACTCTATATGATGAGGATGCTCGACGAAAGCTTGAGTGGCTCATCGGCTCCATCGTGGCTGGCGACTCTAAGAGGATTCAGAAGTTTGCCGTCCTATATGGTCCCCCGGGATCGGGAAAGTCAACGATCCTCAATATTCTGGAGCTTCTATTCCAAGGCTATACAACTACATTCGATGCAGGAGCTCTTGGATCCAAGTCAGATCAGTTTGCTACAAGTACCCTCGGTAAGAGTTCGCTCGTGGCCATCGATCAGGATGGAGACCTCTCTCGTATCGAAACTAATGGCCTTCTTAACAGCGTGGTTGCCCATGAGACGATCCTGATCAACGAGAAGGGTGTGAAGCGCTACCCCAAGCGAATCAACGCCCTCCTCTTCATTGGCACGAACAAGCCAGTCAAGATCACAGACTCTAAGTCTGGTATTATCCGTCGATTGATTGACATCTCCCCCACCGGACAAACCGTGGGGGCTGACGAGTATCAGACACTGATGACGCAGATCCGTGACGAGCTTGGTAGGATCGCTAATCACTGTCTTGGGGTTTATAGGAGTCTTGGAAAGCACTACTACGACGCTTATAAGCCACAGGACATGATGATGAAGACTAACGTCATCTACAACTTTGTTGAGGAGAACTATCTCCTGTTCAAGGAAGAGGAGTTCGTTAGTCTCACGATGGCGTACAAGCTGTATAAGGAGTACTGTAGTGAGAGTAATATCCCGTATCCGTCGAGTCGGCACCAGTTCCGAGAAGAACTCAAGGATTACTTCGATCGCTTCGATGAGCGACGACGATTTGGGGGTGATCGACTGCGCAATGTGTATTCCGGCTTCAAGTATCACCTACTGGATCCTGCCGAACTCGAAGCTTCTCCAGAGGAGCCATATTCGCTCGACCTGGATTCTTCCGAATCCATTCTCGACGAGGCCCTCGCTGATTGCCCGGCACAGCAAGCCGGACCTTCTGGCACTCCGCAGTTCCGATGGGCAAACGTTCATACCTCTCTAAAGGACATTGACACACATGAGGTCCACTACGTCAAAGTCCCCGAGAACCATATCGTCATCGACTTTGACATCAAGACGGACGGTAGGAAGGACCTTAATCGAAATCTACAGGCAGCCTCGAAATGGCCCCCTACCTACGCCGAGACCAGTCAAGGTGGAAATGGAGTTCACCTCCACTACATCTACGACGGAGATCCTTCCGAACTGGCGAGGCTCTACGACGAAGACATTGAGATCAAGGTCTTCACAGGTGATTCCTCTCTGAGGAGAAAGGTCACCCACTGCAACAATATCCCGGTGGCTCATATTTCGGATGGGCTGCCGTTTAAGGAGAAGAAAGTGATCAACAAGACCACCATGGCCAACGAGAAGAAGGTCAGGGAGCTTATTGAGCGCAACCTTCGGAAGGAGATCCATCCCTCGACCAAGCCCTCGGTCGACTTCATCGCCAAGATCCTCCGCGACGCCAAGGAACAGGGGATGGTGTATGACGTCAAGGACCTTAAGCCTCGGGTGCTGGCATTCGCTATGAACTCGACTCACCAGTCTGAGGCGGCAATCAAGACCGTGATGGAGATGCCGTTCACCAACGAGGATCCAGAGGAGAAGTCCGTGGGTTTCCCGACTGGCGAGCTGGTATTCTTCGACTGTGAGGTCTTCCCGAACCTGTTCCTCGTGAACTGGAAAGTGAAGGGTAATCCGACGGTACATCGGATGATTAACCCCACCCCCGAAGAGATCGAGGCACTCTGTGAGATGCGGCTTATCGGCTTCAACTGCCGGAAGTACGACAACCATATTCTCTATGCTCGTACGCTGGGGTTCAACAATGCCAAGCTGTACGACTTGAGTAAGCGGATCATCGAGAACAGCGTCACTGCGGGTTTCGTCGAGGCCTACAACCTGTCCTACACCGACGTGTACGACTTCGCAGCCACCAAGATGTCCCTCAAGAAGTGGGAGATCGAGCTTGGTCTGCACCACCAGGAGCTCGGGCTTCCCTGGGACGAGAATGTTCCCGAGGATCGTTGGGAGGAAGTCGCGGCATATTGTGATAACGATGTTATCGCTACCGAGGAAGTCTTCAACCACCTCCATGCGGACTGGCAGGCCCGCCTTATGCTTGCCAAGCTTTCTGGTCTGACTCCTAATGACACGACCAACAAGCACAGTCAGTACATCATCTTCGGGAAGAACAGGAATCCTCAGAGTGAATTCGTTTACACCGATCTCAGTGAGCAATTCCCTGGCTATCAGTACTCTTTCGGCAAGTCTACCTATCGTGGGGAGGAGGTCGGTGAGGGCGGATACGTCTACGCCGAGCCAGGAATCTACGTCGACGTCGCACTTCTCGACGTTGCGAGCATGCATCCCACTTCAATCGAGTGTCTCAACCTCTTCGGAGACCGATACACTACGCGTTTCAGCGAGATCAAGCAAGCCCGAGTAGCGATCAAGCATCACGACGACGAAACTGCTCGGAAGCTTCTGGACGGAGCACTAGGCCCGTTCCTTGATGAGGGGGTTGACTATGAGGCCCTAGCCTTCGCTCTCAAGATCGTCATCAACTCGGTGTATGGTCTCACTGCGGCAAAGTTCGCCAACCCCTTCAAGGACCCCCGCAATGTGGACAACATTGTTGCCAAGCGTGGCGCACTGTTTATGGTGGATCTGAAGCATTTCGTCCAGGAGCAGGGTTTCGACGTTGCGCACATCAAGACCGACTCGATCAAGATCCCGAGGGCCACTCCCGAGATCATCGAGAAGGTCATGGAGTTCGGCAAGAAGTATGGCTACACCTTCGAGCACGAGGCTACTTACGACCGCATGTGTCTCGTAAACAAGGCCGTCTATGTCGACTACGAGGATGGGAAGTGGAGTGCTACCGGCGCCCAGTTCCAGCACCCCTACGTCTTCAAGGAGCTCTTCTCTAAGGAGGAGCTGGATATTCGAGACGTAGCGGAGACCAAGAGCGTAACCACCGCTCTGTATCTCAACAACGGAACGGAAGAGAAGCCAGAGATGGAGTTTGTCGGTAAGACCGGCGCCTTCGTCCCCGTGAACCGTGGAGGCGGGATCCTTCTCCGCGAGAAAGATGGTGCGTACCATGCCGCATCAGGCAGTACCGGTCACAGGTGGGTACAGTTCGAGTCCTTCAAGGAAGCCCACGCCGACGACTGGAAGGAGTGGGTCGACTGGAGTTACTTCGAGGGTCTTGCTGACGATGCAAAGGCTGCGATCGGCGAATTCGGCGACTTCGAGGCCTTCACCCTTGGAGCTTGAGCCGTATATCTGGAACGGAGATAATGATGGCTGAGTACGAGAACCAGTGGGGTCCGTACAAAGAGCACTCGATCGAGAAGGATCGAGACCCGGTTCTTGACGACCCGATCATCTACGGGGTCAATGTCAAGCACTTCACGGTGACTGTATATTCTCAGGACGGGCGAGTCAATAAGTATTGGAATGCCCGTATCCTCAAGGATGACCTGGGGTACTGTCGAATCGCTTGTCCCCGAGACGGCAAGATTCTTTGCTTCAACTGGGTACACTGGACTGCATACATGTTTACCCATGATGGCCTGAACGAGCTGGTATTCATGCCTGGTTCGAGCAGGAAGACTATTTCTCGACTGTGGTGTGAGGAGGTGAAGTGATATGTGTGGACGCTGGATGCTACCGTCATAACTACACCTGATGCGTAAAAGCCCCCGGGTCTGTAACAGGGCCCGGGGGTCCGCGTCAGAAACTAAGGGTAATATGAGACCCCTCTACTCGAAAGGAAACACTCATGCTGCCCGTTGCCAAGATTATCATCTCCGGACTCTCCTCCATTGGAGCTGGTATGATTGCCAGCAAGCTCACCAAGCCCCTGGTTTCGAACGCAAATGGAATCGCTAAGATTCTGCTTTGGTTCGGATCCGTGGGTACTGGTGTTGCTGCTAGTGCAATTGTTGCCCGCGAAGTGGAACTGCAGTTCGATGCGACCGTCAAGGCCGTACAGGAAGCTCGAGACCACGTCGAGATCGAAGACTGATCTCTAACCCTATATCCCGAACCTGGGATATAGGTCTTTCTGAAAGGAGCACACATGCCAGGAAAGATTGTCGCCCACGATACCCATCTTCGGATCGATACCGAGTTCATCGAGCTCAAGGACTGCTTCGAGGCATTCCGTCGAGGGGTGGAGTATCGCGAGAAGAATGACGTTGACGATATTCTCGTCATCTGTAACGCCCCCGACATCATTGAGTACCAGCTCAAGAACGGGGACAGCTTCATCGTCACCTACGATCCCATTCACAGGATCATCGTGATGCGGGTGTTCCTCCATGATGAGGACATCACCATCAAGCCAATCTATATTTATAACAATCGTGAGTACCAGATCGCCTGCGAGTTCCTCAGGCAGATCATGCACGACAAGATCGACCTTAAGGACGAGTGGCTCGTATGAGTAAGAAGAACCCCAGTGTCATTGACTACTTCGACCTCAATGGCGACTTGAACGAGGAGGCCTACGAGTTCGAGGACGTAAAGCTTGACGAGTATATTGACAAGCGAAGCAACGTCAAACCATCTTGGGTTGGTAAGTACAGTCACCAGATGCACTTTGATCTTCCGGATGACACGGAGGTCAGCTTCTACAAGGGTCTGAATATTGTCTGCGCGGACATCAACTTCGCAGGTGGGATCCGCACCATTCTCTTCAAGTGCCGCCAGAAGAAGAATCTTACCCGGTTCATTTCCAGAGTACTTGAGATCGCACAGGGAGATCCCTCAAATGTCCACCCTGATTTCCGAGCCTGATATTTAAGGAGAACACAATGGCACGACTTGGTAACCTGACAATTGAGAACGCACGCATCTTCTTCAAGGACTTCTCCGCTGAGGGTCCTTACGCTGGTGGTACGAAGCGTACCTTCTGCGTCGAGATCCCCGAGGACATGGTAGAGGCCCTTGAGCGAGACGGGTGGAACCTGAAGACCAGGGAGTCTAGGAACGACCCGGATGCGGTTACTCACTATCTCAAGGTGGAGGTGTCTTACCGGGCACGTCCTCCGAAGATCGTATGCATTCCGAACCTGACTCGACGGAAGGTGTTCATCAATGAGCAGACAGTCAACTCCCTGGACTACGTCGAGATCCTGAACGTGGATCTCACGATCAACCCCTATGTCTGGGAGGTCAATGGGAACTCCGGCGTGAAGGCATATTTGGGTACGATGTACGTCACCATTGCTGAGGACCCGCTGGACGCTAAGTACGACGACGTGGAGGAGGCCGCCTGATGCGACGCTACGGATTCTTCAACTTCCTGTTCGACGTCTTCATGGTCTCGGTGACCGGGGGATTCTGGCTCATCTGGATCTTCATCAGGGAGATGCGGCGAGGCTGATTTTATACCCCCGGGGTCTGTAAAAGGGCCCCGGGGTCCCTCACTCATAGAAAGGACACACGTGGCTAGCCGACTTATCGTCAGTGCTGATGATATTCTGAAGGCGGTCAAGGAATCGGAGGAGTTCGAGAGGAAGGCCCTCTCTGAGGCTCGTAAGCGAGATCGAGCCGAGGGCAAGGAACCTCGAGAGACTCTGTATCCAAACCCGGATCTTAAGCCTGGTCGAGAGATTGTGCTCGACTACATCAAGAACCCGGAGCGTCGTCGTACGCCACGGTGTTCCGTTCACCTTGAGAAGCGGACTGCGAACAACAGCTATCGTTTCATCGTTGACGTCTCTCAGGTAAGGAATCGAGAGCTTGCGGATGAGATTGAGAAGGATCTCTTCGCATTCATGGACTACCTTCTCGACGAGTACGACATCCCACGACGCATCAAAAGGAGCACCAAATGATCACTCTTATCAAGGTTGACGAGGGTCCCGTTGACATCTACGAGCTTCGCATGCAGTATCTTGCCAAGCTCAAGGAGACGGATGGGGTTATGCTTCCCACTTTCATCTACCGGAACAAGGACCTCTTCGTTACAGAGTTCAAGCCCACTTGTGACGACCAGTGGATCATGTATATGACGAACGCTGAGGGTCTCATCACCAAGATGCGGATCAAGAACGGCGACCTGATGAGTAACGGGTCAGTTCTCTTCCTCGCTGAGGAGCGGAAGACCTACAACGCCAAGGAGTACTACGACTACTGGGCTGCTCGTGAGGGTAAGCCTGCTCCGTTCTTCTACGAGTCCCGGCAGTATCACGTCAAGTCCTTCATGCGGGTTCCTGGCTCTACCGACCTGTGGATCACCGCTGAGCGAGAGACGGGGCACTGGTACACCTTCCGCATGTCGGATGCCCAGAAGTCCAAGTTCACTCGCCACACTATGACTAACGAGAAGGGACATCAGAGTTACGACTGGGTCCTTGAGAATGTCGAGTGGGCCGCTGACACGATTCGTTATTTCTGAGGAGGATATGATGGAACTCACTGACGGCGGATGGTACAAGACCCCTCGTATTATCAAGGGGTCGGACTTCCTTGCGCATATTCATGACACGTATGCATCTGGGAATGCTATGTATGTGGAGTTTAAGGCGTCAGAGGGAGAGGTGCGTATCCTCGAGTATAAGCGACTCTATGATGTAGACACCGAAAGCGCGGTTCTGTTTACCATCAATACGTACCCTCAAGAGAGCATCCTCCTCAAGAACATTGAGGAGTACGAGTTCATCCAGTACCGACCCCAGCAAGCATGGAAGGCAATTCACATGGGAAGCACCAAGCGATTCAACCTCGAGCAGTTTGATCAGCTCTGGCTCGACCAGACATTCCAGAAGCTGCACCCGGTCATCGTCAACCACGACGGCAAGTTCTGGTACGTGATGGGGCTGAAGCTAGACGTGGACGCAGATGGCTCGTTCTGGGGGCTCTATCTCAAGCGCCAGGACAGCGACTTCATGAAGGAGATTCGCATGCCTCTGACTCAGAAGTTCATCTACAATCCCATCTCTGGTTCCTGGTTTCTTGACGACCCGACTCAGGAGATCAAGGACCTCGAGGAGATCAAACAGGCTCTCCGAGCCGACGCTATCCTGGATGTGACAGTCTCGGGCGTCCCGATGCGTCTTATCCGGGTTCAGGAGATCGCGAAGGGTGTCCTTTTCTTCGTCTTCCAGGATGATGAGAAGAACAAGCGGTACTACTACAACCGCCCGGCAATCAAGCTCCGTATCGTAACGGACTCGAAGACGGGTGAGCAGAAGTATCTCCTGGACCACATCAAGGCTATGCACATTGACTGAGCGCTGGCGAATTTTACCCCACCCCTACTCAAGGTATGAGGCATCGGATCTCGGTCGGGTGCGGAATATCTCGAGTGGGCGAGTTCTTCGGATTCAGAAGTGCTCAGACGGGGCTCCCGGGTTCTCCCTGTATCGCGATGATTCAGGTAAGCAGACCATGGTTCGCTGTGGTGTGACTATCTGGCGTGCGTTCAACGGAGAGCCCGGGAGGGGGCACTATGTCATCCACTTGAATGGTGACATGGCTAATGCCCGTCTCGAGAACCTGGATCTCGTTTCATACTCGGCATACCGACAGGCCTGGTATGACGACTACAATGCTCGGATGGATGCTCTCTTCGAAGAGACCCAGTCTGAGTTCGATGACTATATCTTCGGCTCATGTACTGAGTCGGAGGCGGATAGAAGGGTTCGCTTTGGCGACTGAGAACTGGAAGACGATCCCCGGCCTCAATGATAAGTATGAGGTCTCGGATCTTGGGCGGGTTCGGAATAAGAACACCGGCCGTTTCCTCACACCCCGGTACAAGGATGGCTGCTACATGTACCGCATGGAGAAGCCCAGTGCTCATGGTAGGGAGCGCAAGGTCTACTCTGCAGCAGTGCTCGTGTGGAGTCTGTTCGTCGACAAGATCCCGGATGGGTACTGGGTTCAGTATAAGGACGGGAACCGACGGAACCTGGCCGTATCGAACCTCTATCTCAAGTCCAACTCCGAGTTCCGCAAGGAGGAGTACCAGGAAGGTCGACTCGGGATTCAGCTCGTGAAGTCTGAGTTCGATGAGTGGATCTTTGGAGACTGTCTCGAAAGGAGAACATACTAACCATGACAGTTACGTATCGTCCTGAGCAGATTCAGGCGGTGCGTCAACTGCAGAACGGCAGCATCTTGGCAGGTGGCGTTGGTTCGGGGAAGACCCTGACTAGCCTGGCGTGGTACCTCACGTCGGTTTGTAACGCCGCCTCGTTCAAGAAAGGGGGGTCCTTGGCTAAGAAGAAGGTCAAGGGCTCCCCTACGCTGTATGTCATCACAACCGCTAAGAAGCGGGACTCCCTTGAGTGGGAGGAAGAAGCTGCGCGTCTCGGTCTGAGTACAGATCCTGATTGTTCGTTCACCGGTTCATCCATTGTGGTGGACTCGTGGAACAACATCGGGAAGTACTCGGATCGAGAACACGCGGTATTCTTTTTTGATGAACAGCGTGCTTCCGGCAGTGGGCGCTGGGTCAAGGAGTTCTTGAAGATAACGAAGAAGAACACCTGGCTTCTGCTCTCAGCGACGCCCGGAGATGTCTGGATGGACTATCTCCCGGTATTCATGGCCCACGGATTCTTCAGGACTCGTACGGAGTTCATGGAAGACCACGTCATATTCGACCGCTTCGCAAAATACCCCAAGGTCAAACGATACATAGGGGAGGCGAAGCTACAGCGACTTCGACGGAGTATCCTTGTGGAGATGCCGGTGGAGCGACACACTACTCGTGAGAGGGAGACTGTCTACTGCGACTACGACCGTGACTTGTATAAGTGGGTCGTGAAGAACAGGATGGATCCCTGGACAGAGGAACCCCTTAGAGATGCAGGTGGGGTCTGCAGAATCTTGAGAAAGGTGGTCAGTGATAATGACTGGCGTTCAGAGCAAACCAAGCGCATACTCTCAAGCAATGAGAGGGTTATCGTATTCTACAATTACAACTATGAGCTCGATCGAATCCTTGCAGTTGCGGAGAGCCTTGGAGTGCCTACAGCGCAATGGAATGGACATCGGCACGATGCTATTCCAGGAGGAGATCGATGGATCTATATCTGTCAGTACACCTCGGCAGCAGAGGGATGGAACTGTACTAGTACCGATACGGTTCTCTTCTGGTCCCTCAACTATTCCTGGCGAGTGACGGAGCAGTGTGAGGGTCGGATTGACCGATTGAACACGCCGTATTCTCGGTTGAAGTACTACTTTCTTGAGTCGGATTCGTCGATCGACAAGGCTGTTCGGCGGTCGCTGAGCTCGAAGAAGGTGTTCAACGAGAGGGCATTTGTCGGTTAGAATACGTGTGACGCCTGGGCCAGTGGCCCACTTTTTTGGACTTTGGCCCACTTTTTCATGTTACAGATGTGATTAATGTGACTCGAAAACGGGGATGGGCCAAAAAAGTGGGCCAGGGCGTCACACGTATTGTAGGACTTTTCCTTGGAATTGCAACGAAAAGTCAGGGTGGGCCATTTTTTGTGAAATATATTAATTAATTGATTGATTGATTTTTTTTATTATATATGGAAATAGGGTTTTTGGCCAACTTTTTGTCCCACCCCTTCTTGAGGTCGTTTGATGATGTTTGATGATGTTTATCGATCGAATTTTCACATTAGTAACATCTGTAACAAAACCCCACCCATTCCAAGAATACCCCCTCTACAATACGTGTGACACCCCTTGTCGCAATCTACGCATATAATGATAAGAAGGATAGAAACAAGCCTATCCCTTCTTATAGGCTTACCCAGAGGAGCACACCATGCGTGAGTCACAATTCCAAGCTCAGCTCATCAAGAAGCTGAACAAGATGCTGCCGGGGATCATTATTCTGAAAAATGATCCCAACTACATTCAAGGTATACCCGATTTGATTCTTCTCTACAAGAATCGTTGGGCAGCCCTTGAGGTGAAACGAGGCGCCATTGCCTCAGTCCGTCCGAATCAGGCACACTATGTTCGGACAATGCATGCGATGTCGTATGCCGCATTCATCTACCCTGAGAACGAGAGCGAGATCCTCAGTGAAGTTCAACAATCACTCACAGCTTAATGGGGCCCACGCATTCCTTTCCGCCAGTAAGTATCACTGGCTCAACTACTCTCCCGACAAACTGATCGAGACTTTCCGAACCGCCCAGGCTGCCGCAAAGGGCACCCGTCTTCACGAGCTCGCCGCTGAACACATTCGTCTGAAGATGCGTATGCCTCGAAACAAGGTGACATTCAACAACTATGTTAACGATGCTATTGGGTTTCGGATGGAGCCGGAGCAAGTCCTGTTTTACTCGGTCAACTGCTTTGGCACTGCTGACGCTATCTCCTTTGACAAGGGCCTGCTTCGCATCCACGATCTGAAGACTGGCGTTCACCCCGCCAAGATTGATCAGCTCATGATCTACGCGGCACTCTTCTGCCTCGAGTATGATGAGCGTCCTGGGGCTATCAACTATGAGCTCCGTATCTACCAGAATGACGACATTCAGGTAGCAAACCCGGAGGGCGACGATATCGCCCCTATCATGGACACCATCATCCAATTCGACAAGCTGATCGAGAAGATCAAGGAAGAGGAGGCCTAATGGATCTCGCCCACTATGGTGTTAAGCGCCGTTCCGGGCGCTATCCTTGGGGTTCTGGTCAGGACCCGCACCAGCACTCTGGTGACCTGCTTTCCACCATCAAGGACCTCAAGGCGAAGGGTCTCTCTGAGACTGAGATCGCCAAGGGCCTTGGAATGACCACCACCCAGCTTCGAGCCCAGAAGTCCATTGCCAAGAACGAGAAGCGTAAGGCTGACGTTGCAATGGTGGCCCGGCTCAAGGAGAAGGGGATGTCTAACACGGCCATTGGTCGCCGTATGGGCATCAACGAGTCCTCCGTTCGAGCGCTTTTAGACCCCACCCTCAAAGAAAGGGCGGGTAGCACTGAGGCGCTTGCCAAGGAGCTCAAGAAGCAGGTTGGTAAGGACGGTCTTCTTGACGTCGGACTCGGTGTTGAGGTCAACATGGGTGTTACAAGCACCAAGATGAAGACTGCAACCGCCATGCTCGAGGCCGAGGGCTACCACGTCCACAAGGTGAAGGTCCAGCAGCAGACGACTGGTAAATTCACTGAAATGAAGGTACTGGTGCCCCCGGGCATGGACTACAAGACGGTTCTGGCTAAGCGGGGCGAAATTAAAGCCCCGGGTGTCAATATTGAGGACCGGGGTCGTACCGTGTACGGTATCGAGAAGCCCACTGCAGTTTCCAGCAAGCGACTGAAGGTTCGCTATGGAAACGAGGGTGGTACCGATATGGACGGCGTTATTGAGGTTCGACGAGGAGTCAAAGACCTCTCCCTCGGTGGCTCAAACTATGCCCAGGTTCGTATCTCTGTTGATGGTACGCACTACCTCAAGGGTATGGCGATGTACTCGGATGACATTCCTAAGGGATATGATCTCCGGTTCAACACCAACAAGAACCCCACCGGCAATAAGCTTGACGCCCTCAAGAAGCAGACTGGTGATCCTTCGAACCCATTCGGTTCGGTGATTCGCAAGCAGCTTCACTACACTGATACCCACGGCAAGAAGAAGCTGTCGGCGATGAACATCGTCAACGATGAAGGTACTTGGGGTGATTGGTCGAAGACCTTGAGCTCCCAGTTCCTATCGAAGCAGCCAGTCTCTCTTGCTAAGCAGCAGTTGCAGAAGGTTCGGGACAAGCGCCGTGCCGAGTTCGAAGAGATCATGGCTCTCACTAATCCCTCTGTCAAGAAGAAGCTACTACAGTCTTTCGCAGACTCAGTGGACTCTGACGCTGTGGATCTGAAGGCAGCTGCTCTTCCTCGACAGGCCAGCCAGGTCATCCTTCCCGTCCCCAAGATGAAGACCACGGAGGTTTACGCCCCCAACTTCAAACATGGGGAGAAGGTTGTTCTAGTTCGTCATCCGCACGGTGGACGATTCGAGATCCCGGAACTGACAGTCAACAATAAAAACCCCCATGCCAGAAAAGCCATAGGGACTAAGGTTAAGGATGCTATCGGTATCCACCCCAAGGTCGCTGAGCGTTTGTCTGGTGCGGACTTTGATGGTGACTCAGTTCTCTGCATTCCAAACAATAGCGGAAAGGTCAAGACCTCACCAGCTCTTAAGGGGCTGAAGGACTTCGACCCCAAGGCTATGTACCCGGCATACCCTGGAATGAAGCCCATGACTTCTAAGCAGAAGCAAATGAAGATGGGTGAGGTTTCGAACCTGATCACCGACATGACTATCGGTGGTGCCAACCAGGCTGAGATTGCCCGGGCTGTTCGACACTCCATGGTTGTGATTGATGCTGAGAAGCACAAGCTCAACTATAAGCAGTCTGAGATCGATAATGGTATTGCCGCCCTCAAGAAGAAATACCAGGGCAAGGCAAATGCTGGGGCTTCTACTCTTATCAGTCGTGCTTCTTCCGAGAAGCGTGTTGCTGAAAGAAAAGCCCGGTCCGCTTCAAAGGGTGGGCCTATCGATAAGAAGACTGGACGCAAGGTCTATGAAGAGACTGGGGCTACTTATGTAGATAAGCATGGTAAGACTGTGCTTCGTACTGAGAAGTCTACTAAGTTGGCCGAGACCCATGATGCATACTCCCTCGTTTCTAAGAACGGGAGTGCTATCGAAACTGTCTATGCCAATCACTCTAACGAACTGAAGGCTATGGCTAACGAAGCCCGCAAGGCTACACTTGCTATCCCCTCGGTTCGAAAGAACCCCCAGGCTGCTAAGACATACGCCCCTGAAGTTAAGTCCCTCAAGGCCAAAGTTAATGAGGCCCTCCGGAATAAACCCAGGGAAAGACAGGCACAGGTCCTAGCTGATGCGGTCATCAGGGCTAAGAAGCAGGCTGATCCTACTCTAGCCACTGATAAGGAGCGCCTCCAGAAAGCCCGCCGCCAGGCTTTAGCCGAGGCCCGTTCAAGAACGGGGGCTGGTAAGAAGCCTTTCGCTATCACTCCTCGAGAGTGGCAGGCTATCCAGGAAGGTGCTGTCTCACAGGCTGCTCTCAACAAGGTTCTTGAACTTGCTGATGAATCAGTAGTTAGGGAACTGGCTACACCTAGGTCGCAGCCTAAGATCTCGTCCAGCATGGTGTCCAGAGCTAAGGCTATGAGTAGCAGAGGTAAGACTGCTGCTGAGATTGCTGAAGCTTTGGGAATCTCTACAACTTCTGTACACCGTGCTCTTGAGGAGGGCTGACCACACCATGGTACACACCCTCTCACAGGGCCTCTCTGAGGAGGTCTACTATGGCTAGGATGCTGTCCACAGTGGACAATCCTTACGATCCAAGAACTTCATGGGACGAATGGTTTGCTTTTGACACGGCCCACGGCTACGGTACCTGTGGCCTGGTGGCTAGGCTGTGCACTACAAGCGATTCGTTAAGTGAAGAACTTGAAATCGAAGAAATTGAAAATGCAATTGATCGAATTCTCAATCTTGATGGAACAAATTTCTATCAAACTTTTGAGATCGATGATTGAAAAATAAAATTTCTTCGACGACACCCGGGGAGGGGGGTTCGCTATTTGAGCCCCCCACCCTCATCGCCGCCCCCTCCATATTTTCCCCGGAGGGATATTTGGAAAGCCAATTGGGGACTAGGTTCTAGGGCCCACAGGAAGTTTCTCGTGTGCTCCTTTCTTCCTGCTGGTCTCGCTCACAACGGGCCCTAGAATCTAGCCCTCAATTGGCCCCAAACGCCCTCTATCTAAGGAGCAACTATGGGTAAAAGGGCCGCAACACCCTCTAAACCCGCTCGAACTGTGGAACAACGAGAGGCGCAGATGATCAATCTCGCGCTTGAGCTCGCTGAGAAGCAGCTTCGGGAGGGTACAGCACCGGCAACCACGGTGAACCACTACCTCAAGCTCGCCTCCACAAGAGAACAGCTGGAGGTAGAGAAGCTGAGGAATGAAACAGCACTCCTCGAGGCGAAGAAGACGGCGCTCGTCAGCGCTGAGCAAGCCGAGAAGATTGCCAAAGAAGCCATCGAAGCCTTCCGTACATACTCTGGAGCGGGAGATGTTACGAACGTATACTGAACTGGCGCGCCTCGAGACCTTTGAGGAGCGGTTTGACTACCTGGCTCTCACCGGGCAAGTCGGTACAGCCACGTTTGGCTTCGATCGTTACCTGAACCAACGATTCTACACCTCAACGGAGTGGAAGAAGGTCAGGAACTTTGTTCTGGCTCGAGATGAAGCCTGTGACCTCGGGATCGAGGGTCTTGACATCAGATACATGCCGCTAATCCACCACATGAATCCGATTCAACCCAAAGATCTCGAGGAATTCAATCCAGACATCCTCGAGCCGGAGTTTCTCATTACCACAACCAAGAATACCCACAACGCGATACACTTCGGAGACCGATCGAGGTTGACACCACGAGTTGTTGAGCGTCGACCGAATGATCAAGCTCCCTGGAGGATCTAATGGGAACCATTCTTGAAGACACTAAGAAGGCCATCGGCATCATGCCGGGATATGACGCCTTCGATGACCAGATCCTTATGCACATTAACACTGCACGGATGGATCTCGCACAATTGGGGCCAAAATGCGATGTCCCGATTGAGAAAGATACCGCTTGGACCGTCTTTGATTCTATCGATGACGAAGCGGCAATCAAGTCTTACATCGCCATGAAGGTTAAGCTGTTCTTCGACCCACCGGGGAACTCCTTCTTGGTTCAGGCTTATCAGAAGCTGATCGAGGAGGCAGCATGGCGACTGATTTATCAGACCGAGGGGAAGCAGAGGTAGAAGACCTCGTCCACCACGGCGTAAAAGGCCAGAAATGGGGCGTCATCCGCAAGAAGGCTAGTGCTGGTCGGAAGGCCACCATCAAGGCTATCCAGAAGAGTGGGCGATTCACCGCCAACGCCACCAAGACGACTATCAAGACCGCCCGAACTGGAGCGGCTAAGGTTCAGAAGGCAAAGCAGGCTCATGACCAGCGAGTTGCCGGAAAGAAGCAGGCAAAGGCCAGAAAGAAGTTCGCAAACCGCGGATACAAGAAGATCAGCGACTCCGAGCTTCAATCTCGAATTAAGCGGCTGGAGCAAGAGAAACGCTATCGGGAGCTCAAGGCCGATCGCCACCTGGTTCGAGGTCGTGAAGTCACTCGATCGATACTCGAGAACTCTCTGACCAAGGCTGGGACGTACGCAGGTACGAAGCTCATGAAGTCTGCATTTGATAATGCATTCGAGGGCGCTACCGGCGGTAAGGCGGGCAAGAAGGCTGCGGCAGAGAACATTAAGAAGGCTGCCGAGAAGGCACAAGAAGCGGCTCAAGCGGCAGCGGTTGTCGCCGAAGAGGCTCGTGTGACATATAAGTCTACTGGTGGCCCCGATCGCAAGAAGCTCCCGCAGGCTTCTAAGCCGAAGCAGATCGAGAAGCCGAAGTCTTACAAGCAGACTAAGCCCTCCCCCAAGAAGAAGCGCTACCCGCGCAACCCTGGGAGCACAGCTAAGTAATGCTCTCGAACACCGCAGTACCAAAATACTACGGGCAGTTTCGAGATGCAGTCGTCCGAGGAGAGATTCCGGTATGCGAAGAGATCTCATGCGAGATGAATCGTATCGATGCTCTTATCGCAAACCCAGAATATTACTACGACGACAAAGCTGTAGAGGGATTTATCGCTTATTGCGAGAACGAGCTCACGCTGTCCGACGGAGCCGACCTCCATTTGCTCGACAGCTTCAAGCTCTGGGCCGAACAGCTCCTTGGCTGGTACTACTTCGAGGATCGCCAGGTCTTCGTCCCGTATGAGGATGGAGTCGGCGGTCGATACGAGACCAAAACAGTAAAGAAGCGCCTTACAATCAAGCAGTATCTGATCGTTGCTCGTGGAGCGGCGAAGTCGATGTATATGTCACTCATCCAGAACTACTTCATGGTGATTGACACTACAACGACGCATCAGATCGCTACGGCTCCGACCATGAAGCAGGCTGAAGAGGTGATGGGTCCTTTCCGGACCGCTATCACCCGAGCCAGAGGTCCGCTGTACAAGTTCCTGACTGAGGGATCCATTCAAAATACAACTGGTGCGAGGGCTAACCGCCAGAAGCTGGTTGCTACGAAGAAGGGTGTGGAGAACTTCCTCACCGGATCCCTCCTCGAGGTTCGACCCATGTCTATCGACAAGCTGCAGGGTCTTCGACCCAAGGTTTGTACAGTAGATGAGTGGCTTTCCGGCGACATCCGCGAGGACGTGGTCGGTGCACTTGAACAGGGTGCCTCGAAGATCGATGATCCAGTAATCCTGGCCGTCTCGTCCGAAGGAACCATCCGCAATGCGGTGGGCGACACCATGAAGATGGAGTTGCTCAAAATCCTGAAGGGTGAATACATCGCCCCTCACATCTCAATCTTCTACTACCGCCTTGACGACATCAAGGAAGTAGCAGATCCTGCTATGTGGGTGAAAGCCCAGCCGAACATCGGCATCACTGTCTCTTACGATCGGTACCAGCAGGACGTCGAGCGAATGGAACAAGCTCCAGCTGCTCGAAACGACATCCTCGCCAAGAGGTTCGGAATCCCCATGGAGGGATACACCTACTTCTTCACCTACGAGGAGACAATCCCGCACAGGAAGAACACCTTCTGGAACATGCAGTGCGCCATGGGCGCCGACCTGTCCCAGGGTGATGACTTCTGTGCGTTCACCTTCCTATTCCCACTGAGGAATCAGGCTTTCGGCGTAAAGACGCTGGCATACATCTCTGAGCTGACGCTCATGAAGTTGCCTGGCGCTTTACGTCAAAAGTATGACGAGTTTATCCAAGAAGGAAGCCTCCGGGTTATGGAGGGCACCGTCCTGGACATGATGGAGGTCTATGAAGATCTGGACCAGTACATCGACGAACAGAAGTACGACGTCTCGGCATTTGGGTTCGACCCGTATAACGCCAAGGAGTTCGTAACCCGGTGGGAGCAGGAGAACGGACCGTACGGTATTGAAAAGGTAATTCAGGGTGCTAGAACCGAATCGGTCCCCCTCGGGGAACTGAAGAAGCTTGCCTCGGAACGCCTTCTCATCTTCGACCAGGAACTCATGTCCTTCACTATGGGGAACTGCGTGACTCTCGAGGATACCAACGGAAACCGGAAGCTGCTGAAGAAACGCTCGGAAGAGAAGATTGACTCAGTAGCCGCTCTGATGGATGCCTTCGTGGCATACAAGATCAACAAGGAGGCATTCGAATGAGCAAGGAGGTGAAATGGGTCTTAGTGATCGATTGAGCCACGCCTGGAATGCGTTTACCCGATCGCCGGACAAGAAGAACTTCACTCCTGAATATGGAGCGTCATTCTTTGGTAATCCGAGCGTGAATTACCGCCCCGTTGTCGGGGATCAGACGATCGTCACCAGCATCTACAACCAGATTGCTATCGACGTTGCGAATGTTCCTATCCGACATGTTCGGACAGACGACAATGGTAATCTCAAGAGCTACATCAACAGCGATCTTGATGACTGCATGTCGCTCAGTGCCAATATTGACCAGACAGGACGTGGGTTCTTCCAGGATCTCGTCCTTACTCTGTTCGAAGAGGGCGCAGTAGCGATTGTTCCTGTGGATACGAACGTCAACCCCGACATGACTCAGGGATACGACGTCCGTTCTATGCGCGTCGGTAGTATCATTCATTGGTACCCTCGGCACGTTCGAGTCGAAGTCTACAACGACCAGACTGGACAGCGGGAACAGCTGACTCTTGATAAAGAGTTCGTAGCGATCGTCAACAATCCGCTCTACAGTGTGATGAATGCTCCGAGCTCTACGCTGCAGCGACTCACTCAGAAGCTGCATCTGCTCGATGCGATTGATAGGCAGTCTGGATCCGGTAAGCTGGACATTATCATTCAGCTTCCGTACGTGGTCAAGACCGAGCTCAAGAAGCAGCAGGCGGAAGCCAGACGAAAGGCTATTGAGGAACAGCTCGCAGGTTCGCAGTATGGTATTGCTTACACCGACGGTGCAGAGCGGATCACACAGCTGAACCGACCATCCGAGAACAACCTCATGAGTCAGATCCAGTGGCTCACTACGCAGCTGTACAACCAGCTCGGAATGACCGAGGACGTCTTCACCGGCAAGGCCGATGCTCGACAGATGCTGAACTACCAGAACCGAACGGTTCGTCCAGTTCTGAAGGCGATCACGGATGCCATCACCAGGACTTTCCTCACCAAGACTGCCCGAACGCAGAAGCAGCGGGTAATGGCGATCGAGGATCCGTTCCTCAACGTCCCGCTCGAGGAGATGTCCAAGCTGGTCGACTCCGTCAAGCGCAATGAGATTGGTACCGCCAACGAGCTTCGACCGAAGTTCGGCTGGGCCCAGTCCGAAGACGAGACGGCAAACCAGTTGGTGAACTCCAACATCAATCCGATGGGCGAGGAACAGCCGCCTGGCGAAGAGCCGGTCGACGAAGTCCCTGCATCGGAGGTACCAATTTCCGAACTGATGGAGAGTAGTCAAAATGGCAGTTAAGTGCGATTTCTCTGGCTACGCCACGAAGAACGATGTTCGGTGCTCGGATAACAAGGTCATCCGACACGGGGCATTCGCGGCGTACGATGGGAAGACTGTACCTCTGGTCTGGCAGCACAAGCACGGTGACGTCGAGAACGTCCTCGGGCATGCCGACCTTGAGGTTCGTGAGGACGGCGTCTACGCCTACGCCCACCTCAACAACACCGATCGTGGCCGGACCGCTCGAGAGATGGTCAAGAACGGCGACATCAAGGCGATGAGTATCTACGCCACCCATGTTCGGGCTCGGGGCAATGACGTTGTCCACGGCGAGCTCGTTGAGGTGAGTCTGGTGCTCCGTGGCGCCAACCCTGGTGCTCTCATTGACCAGGTCTCCATCGAGCATGGCGACAGCGGTGATGAGATCGAGGCTGTCATCTACACGGATGAGCAGCTGGACTTCGTTTCTCACGGCGATGAGGACGAGGATGAGGACTTCGAGGTGGAGGAGACGGATGACGTCGAGCACGCCGAGGAGGAGCCGGAGGCTGATGAGGCCGAGGGCGACGAGGAGGACCCCACTCTCGGGGAAATCTTCGAGGGAATGACCGAGGAGCAGAAGACGGCGGTCTACGCCATCGTTGGACAGCTCGTCGATTCCGTAGATGAAGAGGCGGAGGAGTCTGAGACCGAAGAGGTCGAGGACACCGCCCATTCCGACACAACTGAGGATACTATGGCTCACAAGAACGTGTTTGAGGGCTCCGCTACCACCGAGGAGCTCCCCGTCCTGACTCACGCCCAGGTCGAGACCATCTTCGAGGACGCTCGCTCCAGCGGCTCCCTGAAGCAGGCCATCCTGGCCCACGCCGACGCGTACGGCATCAAGCAGATCGAGACCCTCTTCCCGGAGGCCAAGGATCTGTGGAACCAGCCGGAGTTCATCAAGCGCAAGACCGATTGGGTTAACTCCGTCGTCGGCGCTGCTAAGCACTCCCCCTTCTCCCGCATTCGCACCCGCTTCGCTGACATCACGGCCGACGAGGCCCGTGCCCGGGGTTACATTAAGGGTAATAAGAAGGAAGACGAGGTCTTCACGTTGCTGCAGCGTGTTACCTCGCCGACCACCATCTATAAGAAGCAGAGGTTGGATAGGGATGACATCCTTGACATCACTGACTTCGATGTCGTCTCTTACATCCGTGGCGAGATGAAGATCATGCTCGAGGAGGAGCTCGGTCGAGCCGTCCTCATTGGCGATGGTCGCCAGGCCTCCTCCAAGGACAAGATCAAGGAGGACTGCATCCGCCCGATCTACAAGGAGGACAGCCTCTACGCTCCTCGCGTGGTCCTGGCCAAGGAGACCACCACCGAGGATATTCTGGACTCAATCGTCCGCGCTATGGACGACTATGACGGCGCTGGCAACCCCACCTGGTTCGCCGAGCCGCACATGGTCACCGAGATCCTGCTGCTCAAGGACAAGATGGGTCACCGTCTGTTCCGCAGCGTCTCCGAGCTTGCTGACTACGTCGGCGTCTCGAAGATCGTCAAGGTCCCGCTGATGAAGGGTCTGCAGCGCACCTCGACCAAGAACGGCGTTGTCGACGCCCTTGGTATCATTGTCAACATGTCCGATTACACCATTGGTGCGGACCGGGGTGGTCAGCTCTTCGCGGCTGAGGACTTCGACATCAGCTTCAACCAGTACCACTACCTGCTGGAGACCCGCCC